AATTAAAAATTTAGGTGCGACTGCGAATTGGGCTGTGTATAATAATCATATTGAGGCAAGTAACGGTGGTGTAGCTAACACAACGTGGTTAGTTTTAAATCAAAACGTAGCATCACAATCAAATGATAGTGGTCGTTGGAACGCAACTTCTCCTACATCTACAACATTTAGTGTTGGTCTAAGTTATGACCAAAATAATAAATCAGGTGATGATTATATCGCTTATGCTTTTACTCCAGTACAGGGCTACAGCAAGTTTGGATCCTACGCAGGAAACGGCAGCACAGACGGACAATTCGTGTACACCGGATTCAGGCCCGCTTATATTATGGTTAAAAGATGGAGTAGTACCGCTGCTGGTTGGATTCTATTTGATTCCAAAAGAGAAGGTTATAACGGAGATAATGAATATTTAGTAGCTGAGACAGATGCGGGAGGTGGAGCAGGTACTTATCTAGATATTCTTTCCAATGGCTTCAAACCTTTAACATCAGATGGCGAATGGAATGATGGTAGTTCTAAGTATGTCTTTATGGCGTTTGCAGACTCACCTTTGGTAAATTCAGAAGGCATTCCTACCAACGCCAGGTAAAATTTTTTAACCCCTTTTTTACTACACTCCCATAAAATATAGGATAACTCTAAAGAGTTGATCTCCACTAGAATCTAGTATATTTGTAATAGAAACGGATTTTCTATGCTACAAAAAGTAAACTTTTTACCCGGATTCAATAAACAAGTTACAGCCACCGGCGCCGAAGGACAATGGACGGGAGGAAATAACGTACGTTTTAGATACGGTACCCCTGAAAAAATAGGAGGCTGGGATCAGTTAGGTGAGGACAAACTGACTGGAGCCGGTCGAGCCCTTCACCATTTCGATGACAATGCAGGAATTAAATACGCTGCGATTGGTACGAACCGAATGTTATACGTCTACTCAGGTGGACAATACTATGACATTACCCCTATTCGAACTACCATAACCGGATGTGATTTCACGAGTACCTCTTCTTCAACAACCGTAACCATAACTTTCCCGAGTCCTCATGGCCTAGCCGATGATGATATTATTTTAATGGACGCTGTCAGTGGAGTCACGGCAATTGGATCGACTTATACCGATGCTTCCTTTGAAGATATAAAATTTATGGTGACTGCTGCACCAACAGCGACGACCATTGAAGTGACGATGGCAACAGCAGAAGCATTAACTCCACTAAGTAATTCAGGATCTGCTTCAGGACTCTGTTACTATAGCGTAGGACCCGCTCAACAATTAGGGGGTTATGGCTTTGGAACAGGAAATTGGTCCGGAGCAGCTTCAGGACCCGCAACAACCACTTTAGTATCAACCATTGCATCTGATGCTGGGGTGACGAGTGTTACCTTAACCAGTTCAGCGGCTTTTCCTACATCAGGAGAAATTAGAATTGGAACCGAGGATATTTCTTTTACCGCTAATGATACTTCCACAGGAATTTTAAGCGGAGGATCAAGAGCCGTTAATGGAACAACCCTAGCTCTACATACGGCCGGAGCAACCATTACTAATATTTCAGATTATGTTGCCTGGGGCGAAGCGTCTTCAGCTGACTTTACTATTAATCCAGGTTTATGGATTTTAGATAACTATGGAACGAAGCTCATTGCTCTTATTTATAATGGTCAATGTTTTGAATGGGATTCATCCATTGCTAATCCTACAGGAACTCGTGCTACCCTTATTGCTGGAGCACCTACGGCTTCAAGACACATGTTAGTGTCACCCGTTGATCGTCATTTAATTTTCTTAGGAACCGAAACAACGATTGGTGATCCTACAACTCAAGATGATATGTTTATACGGTTCTCGGATCAGGAATCCTTAAGTGATTATACCCCAACCTCAACCAATACCGCGGGTACACAGAGACTGGCCCAGGGATCAAGAATTATCGGAGCGATCCGAGGTCGGGATACCATGTATATCTGGACCGATGCGGCTCTCTTCTTAATGCGTTTTGTAGGTCAACCTTTTACTTTTTCTTTTGAACACGTAGGAACCAACTGCGGACTCATTGGCAAGAACGCCTGCATGGAAGTGGATGGTACTGCTTTCTGGATGTCAGAAAATGGTTTCTTTCAATACTCAGGTCAACTTCAGACGATGCCATGTCTCGTTGAAGATTATGTCTTTGATGATCTTAACTCGACACCGAGAGATCTTATTAACGCCGGACTCAATAATCTTTTTGGAGAAGTGAGCTGGTATTATTGTAGTTCGGGTTCCGATGTCGTAGATCGGGTGGTCACTTATAATTATTTAGAATCCGTGATGCTGAAAAAACCTATATGGTATACCGGAGACTTGGCACGAACAGCCTGGTCGGACTCTGCGGTTTTTGATAAACCGCATGCTTGCTATTATGATAATGCTGACGATGTCTCTTATGATGTCGTGGGTAATACCGATGGCATTACGATCTACTATGAACACGAAACAGGGACCGATCAAGTCGATGCCGGAGGAGTGGTGACTGCCATCGCAGCTAACGTTCTTTCAGGAGACTTTGATATTACTCAGAAAAGAGCGGCACAAGGACAAATGCTAGGAACACCGGACCTACGAGGAGACGGAGAATACCTTATGAAGATTAGAAGATTCCTGCCAGACTTTATTACTCAGGCTGGAGATACACGAATCACTTTGTTCTTAAGAAATTACCCGAACAATAGTGCAGCCGGTTCTTCACTCGGACCCTTTACAATAACCAGTTCCACTGATAAAGTTGACACACGCGCAAGAGCAAGAGCTATTGCATTGAAAATAGAAAATACTTCCACTTCACAGAACTGGAAGCTCGGAACATTTAGACTGGACATACAACCCGATGGGAGAAGATAATGGCATATACTGGAATAGATAAAGAGATTTACGATTCAGGAACTCATTTTAGACCCCTGCAAGAATATACACAACAGCAATGGACTCCTCCCGAAATCATGGGACAAAATACAAATGCAGGAATTGTTAACACACAAGCAGCTGGATCTTACATGGGTTATCCTAGTTATGAAGCATGGTTATTGGCACAAGGTGGCGGACGCGGTGGTGGACCTAGTCCAGAGAATTTTCAAGGATCTAGTATTAATCAAAATTTAGGTCCAACCAATATAACCGATTATGAATCCGAAGCTTACGGCGTGGGCCCTACATGGGCAGGATCATGGGCTAAATTAAAAGATGATTTTTCTAACATTCCTCTACCTGGTAATCTTTTAAGAAAGGGAGTAATGAAATGGAGAGAAAATAGAGAAATTAAAAAACAAGAAAAAATAGCACAACAAAAAATAGATCGTGAACAAACCATAAAAGATTATTCTAATTGGCAAAGTCCATCAGGACGAGATCATGCAGGCACGGGAGGAATTGGTAGTCCCGAATCTAAACAAGGAGGGGCACCGGGCACAGAAAAAGGAGAAGGAAGCTGGAAAGGAGCTCAAGGCGGAAGGATTGGTTTATACGGCGGAGGAGATGCTGAAAACTATCCTGAAAACGAATCTGAAAACATATTTGAAATTATGCAAGATCAAAATATTCCTTTTAGTGAACAGGTCGAAGGCGGTCCAACAGAAGAACAAGTAGCTATGGTTATAGATATGGATGGCAGAGGAATGGAAATAGACGAGATTAGTTCTATTACTCAATTAGGTAAAGAGACTATTATGAGTATTCTGGGAGTCGAAATGGCTCAAGGCGGCATCGCGAGACTTTTATAATGGCAAAAATTGTACAATCATTAACAAGAGCGAGTCAAGAATATGATCCCGCAATGTTGTCATCCTTAGTTCGGGATCTCGACAGCGTTCTTAATAAACTGAATACTTCCTTCCAACAAGAACTCCGACAAGAGGTGGACGCTCAAGCGTTCTTTATCGAATAATGGCAGTCATCAATCAGTATAAAATGTATGGAGTCACGAGTACGGCGGCAGAAGGTCCTATTAAATTCTTTGGCACGACGTTGATTAGCGGAGTGGCGACTCAAAATCCTTTGACCTCAGAAACTTATATTGTTAAATCTTTACACGTGACGAATAAATCAGGATCTAATACACCCACGATTACCATAACGAATAATGGTTTTCAGGTTATTAATACTCAAACCTTAAGCACGGCAGCGAGTGTAGAAATTTTAACGAACCCGATGGTGGTCGAAGGCAATACGGTTCTATCCTATACGACAGCAGGAACTGTGAGCGATGGCGTAGATATCACGATTAGTTATTTAAACATTAAAAAAGAGGTTACCGTATAATGGAAATTAAACCCACTAAAGTCACGACAACGATCAGTAATTTAAAAACAAAAGAGAAGTATAAGAGCGAAGAAGAGTGGAAAGCCAAAGGAATAGAGGAAAAAGACATCCGAAGAGATGTCCATGTCCTGATGCCACCGCTTGATTTATTCGGTAAAACAAAGTAGGTTCAAAATTTAGGCGAAATTATGACAAAATCACAGAGACAACATGGCATCGGATCCCTGGCACCTGACGAAAAGATCGTAGGTAAACCAGGAGGTATCGTTGAAGCCGGTGTTAAACAATACGGTATCTTCAAGAAAATTAAAAAAGGAATTAAGAAAGTAGTTGGAAGTAAACTAGGGAAAGCAGCTTTAATAGGTGGTTTAGGATGGGCTGCGAATGCAGGCATGATGGGCACAGGAGCCAAAGGCTGGTGGGGCAAAGGTCTCGGAGCTTTAAGAAATACAAAATTAGGAACTTCTCTTATGGGTATACCACGAGGAGCTCCCGGTACAGGTAGCTCAGGTATGTTAGGTGGTGCCTGGGACTGGATTAAAGCAAACAAAGGCAAATCAGCTTTACTAGGTTTAGGTGCAGCTGGAATGGCAGCGCCTTTTTTCGCAAAAGGAGATGAGGAAGAAGAAGAAGATGACTGGTCTATAACGCCTTCAAGTATTGCTAACATTAGAAACATGGCAAGATTACAAGATCCAAGTTTAGCTTTCTTACCTAAGCCAGCGTACACTCAATCAGGATTTTATGCAGCCAAAGGCGGCATAGCAAATTTAGCTAATGGTGGCGGAGCTGCAGAAGCGCAAGCAGAACAAATGTTAAAAATGGAATATCAAAAGTATCGTAACCAAGGTGGTACGATGTCTTATCAACAATTTAAAATGGCCGTGTTGCAACAAGCTCAAGGTCAAGGACCCA